GATAGATTTAATTGTGAAAACTCTTGTGTTCCTTATCTTATTTATAGCAAAGAGACGCAAAAATTTAATTTAATCGTTCCAAGAAAACCTCACGTAAATAAAGAGTTTATTGAAATATTAAGGAAGAACTATGACTAATGTATTTTTATATGGAGAATTAAGAAATAAATTTGGAGATGAATTTAAATTTAATATAAGTTCTCCAAAAGAAGTTTTTTTGGCTGTAAATGCAAATAGAAAAGGATTTTTAGATGAAATTAAGAAATTGGCCGCAAAAGGTATATTTTACAGAATAATAGTTGATGATGAAGTGATCGAAAAGGAAAAGCAGCTTTTAGTTGCAAAAGCTCCAAAAGAAGTTCATATTGTCCCAGTAGTTTGGGGGGCGGGTAAAAATGGAGCAGCTATAGGAATGCTTGTAGTTGGATTGGCCTTGGTTGTTATGACGGGAGGTCTTGCTGCAATTGGGGGACCAGCGGCAATGGGAGCTTTTGCTGCTGGCGGTTCTTTAGCTGGAGCAGCAGGATTTGTAGGTATGATTGGAGCTTCGATAGCTCTCCAAGGAGTAATGAGTCTGCTTTTTCCGCCTCCAAAACCTGACTTTAATCAGGAAATTCAAGCTGGAGGAAAATCTTATTTATTCGGAAATAAGCCGTCCAATACTTCGCAGGGTCAAGCTATCCCAGTTGGGTATGGAAGACTAAAAATAGGCTCCTCTCAAATAAGTTCTAGCGTTGACCATTATGCTATCAACGCTGATGTCAAACAGCTAATGACCCCTGTTGACAAGCCTATAAATGATTATATTCAACTAGAGTTCGCAAACGAACAAGAACTGACGCAGCAAGATTCATTTTCTACAAATCAGGCCGCTACATTTGAAGAGCCCTTGAATATTTATTATATCAATGTATTAAACTCTTATATAGATATATTAACCAATAGTGCTGAAAAAGTAGCGTCCAGACCAGTTGAAGTTGTTTTGAGAAAAAATTCAGAAATAGTATCAAACCCTGATTTACCTACTTACGATGCAGATATAAAATACGAATGGGAAGAGGTGAGCACTGACGCTTCAAGAGGACAAGTTAGAATAGAAAACCCATATTCTTTTAAAAGCGGAATAATTTTAAGGTCTTATCATGTTCCAGACTTCAAAGTAACTAATTACTACGATAATATAAAAAATACATATCCGGGATATTTCGCATCGTATGAAGTTGGGCAACTAATAAAGTTCGGGCCACAGCAGTTTTATAGATTTAGATTTAATTCTTGGGATAACGGATATCAATATTTTAGCGGAGAAATGGTTGATTACCCAACTGGATCAGAGACCAATACTTATTTTCAGGCTAAAGAGGATAATCGAACTGGATTTTCTGGGGTTCTGCCAACAGGAGAGGGTGGCGTTATTAATTCATTGTATTGGCGAAAAGTTTTGCCTCCAACATTAGAGTATTTGTATAAGTGCGTCGCGGCTAATTCTGGTCATTTGCCAACCACTGGCGCGTTAGATGTAAACGGAGCGCCAGTCGCAGAAAGCAATATTTGGACGAGAGTAGAATCTCCTTCCAATACTGATCAAATGAATACTCTTTTCAGAGATTATCCAGCTTATGCTGACAATAAACAATTTCTTCATATTGGAAATTTTGATGGATTGAATGAGCCTGCCATTCAAGGCGTAAATTCAAATTTAGATAATTACGGAATGGAATTTCTTGGATACTTCTATGTTTCAATCGAAGGGAGAATAAAAAATGTATACGAACTTGGAACAAGTCAGGGCACTTATGAAGTAATCAAAGTTGGCAATACTGGTCAATGGAGTAGTGTTGGTCTAACTGGTCAAGGCGGAACTCCCTTAACCCCAAGGATAGGCATGACATTTAATAAGACCGCAGCACAGGGCGATAGTGATGGAAAAGTAGCACAAGTAGCCGAGTTTCAATTCAAGCTAGATTCTGATGATGCCGCAGATTTATACATAGACCAAAGTGGAGTTTCTACGTATTACGGTGGGCATGGAATGTATTCTGGATTTGCAAATCCACTAGCCCCAACAACAGGAGAAATACACGCTCTTCATTCAACGGTTAATCCAATTTACTTAACCGCTGGTTATCATCGTTTGTATGCTAGAGTTCAAGATTCTAGAGGAGCAGAAGGAATAACCATATATTATAGATACGATACAGATAGAAATGGATCGTATTCACCTTGGACTGCGCTTCCAAAAGAAAAGATTTTTTATTCTCTTGATGACTTGCAGTTTCCAAAAGAAAATAAATTTTTAAGCCAAGGCATTTCTGGATATATCACTCCAGCAGATGGTGCGGGAGAAACGATGGTGAGTGGACAAAGTTATAAAATTATAGTCCCAAGCGCTACTTCTTGGACCCAATTAGGGGCAGCTTCAAATGCAGCGGGGACAGTCTTTTATTACAACGGTGCAAACGTTGGCACCTCCGACGCTAATGCGATAGTGACAAAAGATTTTGTAAATTATGCCCAGCAAACTTCAGCAGAATCAAATAGAATTGTAAGATTTGTAGCTAACAGAAGAGTCGTAAATGGGTCCAGAGACAACGGTTACGCGACATATAAATCAAGATATATTTGCAAAGCAAATGTAAAGAACAGAGCAACCCTTGTTTCTTCTCCTGTTAGAATGAACGTAAGATTTCTTCCTGTACAATCAATTTCTAGAGGAACTACTTTAGGAACTACACCAATTCAATATCTGGTTTAATATGAAAATTTTAAATCCATATAGATTTTATAGAGGAGGGAAAGGAGAGGCAGATACTCCTGCGCTAATGCCGCCAAGAAGACAAGATTTAAGAAGGTCTATTTCAATTTCTGAAAGCGTTGATGTTCTTTGCGAGGGTCCAATCTATGGTCTTGTTGATAAATTTGGCAAAAAAATTTATGGACTGGATATGTTAAAGGGCATTTATCTGAATAAAACTCCAGTGATGAACGCCTATGGAGAATATAATTTCAGAAACGTCATGATGGAAATTAACCTTGGAACGGAAAATCAAAAACCTTTAGCGAACTTTAAGAATGTTTACATAATGAAACCCGCTGGATTTAAGCTATTGGGGCCAATAAATAATCAACTTACTCCAGACGGTTCAATTGACGTAAGATATAGCAACGGAGAAAAAGGAGTTGAAGACAGAAGAAATTTCTCTCAATGGGCTGTCGGTTGGCCTACTCAATCACAAGATCCGTTTGTGTTTGTTCATCAAATAAGAAACAAAGATGTAAAAAAAGTAAGAGTAAGTATGTTGATTGAAGCTTTATTTGATACGGTAGATATTGGGCGCGGCGGCAAAGGTGAAGATATCGGTTTGAGCAAATCAACGACTGTAAGACTATTGGTCAAAACTGGAATAGATGGAGCGGCTCCATTTTCTATTAAGGAATATCCAATAACTGGAACAGCGCAAGCTCCATTCGCCTTAACTCTTGGAGAGCCTTTCGCTCCAACATTTGGAGGACCATACAATTACAGATCGCTTGGAGGAGGAGGCGCTGGTGGATTAATAACGCGCAGTCCAACTGGAGGATCTTTTACCAGCTTTAGAGATTACTTTAGCTCAATAATGTTTGATGATAGATTAACGACTACCAATCAAGTTTCTTCATAAAAATGCAAAACCAAAAGACAATAGAAGAAATTCTCGCATCGAAAATTAGACCAAGAAATTATTCTGATGTCTTAGCTATTATTTATAATTTAAGAAAAAGAGAGAAAAAAGATTACTTTCCGGTAGCTTTTGAAAAAAATATCGTTAGTTCAACTCCAATTGGGTTTGGGGGTGCATATAGCGTTTTTGATACAATAAATGGTTCGTATTCAAGAGGTTCTGCAATAGCTTTATCTGGTAGAGCAAGCTATGTAGAAACTAATGGCGCAACCACAAAAGAAAAAAGCGCATTAAGCGTTACGGCTTGGATTGATGTTGGCAGAGTTGGGGCTCCATTTTTCTTACCAGAAGTAAAATTAGTTCAATGCCCTGGTGCGTCGATTGGAGTTGATGGAACTTTTTCTTTTTCTATTCCAACGTCAGTTACAGGAACTTTGAGCTTGGGAACGCATTATATATATATTGATGCTACTTCTCCAGACAATCCAGCAGTAAGATTAACTGCTTCTGGAACAGGTACAGATCCAACAAACTTATACACATACAACGTTAGAAGCTTTACAATAACAGCTTAAAATTTATAATATATAAATGAGCAATACAAACGGAAATGGTGGAGAAGACGGCAATGTAGTAGATCAATTTCTTCAAATTTCTTCTAATGAAATAGTTTTGCCAGAGGCTATTAACGGTAAAGATAGATATATTACTATTGAAAAAATTACAGCCGAAACAATATCGCCTTTAATAAAAAGAGATGTCACGGTTGATACAGTTTATGAAGTAGTGGATAGAAATTTTTCTTATCCTCTTACAGCTCACGTTGGATTGAAATTTGATTCAAGAAGCTTTCCTCAAATTCCTTCAAAAGAGTTTGATGTGAAAATGAAGAAGATTAAGGTTCCTTCTAATTATTTCCCAATTGGAGGAGATGGATTGGATAGGCGGTACGTATTCTCAAATCCAGACTACCCAGCAAATCCATCGACTTTGGATGTTATTTTTGTAGTAGATCAGAACATGAATTCTGCTACACGTTTATTGCTAAAAAGAAACTTACAATCATTTGTAACAAAACTAATCGCGGGATATACTAATATTAGATTTTCTATTTGGCAAACAGCGGCTGACGCTATTGATACAGTAATAAACGAAGCGACAGGCGATACGATTAATGGCTTTACATATTATAATTCTTATTTATTTTTTGAGGTAGAGACTCCAGACTCTACAGGAGCAAACCAAACAAATCTTTTAAAACTGCTTGATTCCGCTTTATCAGAAACTAAATTAAATCCAGTTACAGATCCAGACGAAACAATGATTGCGAATTTTTTTCTTAGAAAAAGTCAATTCAGCATTACTGATGAAGTCGGTAAAGCCTCTGAAGCTTCATTACTGAAAACTATTTGGCAAAATACAGTAAGAAAATTAATTTATTTTTCTGGTTCTACTCTAGAAGTAATGGCGGAAACCACTT